ACGACCACGTTTAGTTCCGTACATGATAGCTCCTGGTTAACCTCGCCGAGAATAGTCACGTTGACTACGCCCGGTGTTGTTTTTAACCCCAGTTTGACGATATGTCAAGCCGGAGGGCATTTCGCCTCGTTTCAGTTGCTCAGTGCCCATCCTCGGCTGGTCTGCTCTAGGAGGAACGATTGCTTGTGTAGCCATTGTCTTACCTGCTTTCAGTCTGGTTAACCCTCTGCCTTTGGAGGAGGCGCAACGGGTTGAGCTTGTTGCGTTGCCTCCATCTTTTTCAGTCTGTCTTTGAGCAATTGTTTCATTGGTGGCTCCAGCAAGTCAAGTAGTGACTCTTTGTCAATGACTTGGGCCTTGTAAAGGTTGAAAGCAAGCTCTCTCATGTCTTCCATGAAGATAGGCGAGTTGGAATGGGCATCTACCTTCACTACAAAGTCCTGGGTAAACTGTTCAGCAATGAACTTGTTGTTGTCCATGTCTGTGAAGTGCGTTGCATCGTAGACTTGCATACACTTCAGATACAGCGTTGCCAACTTCTCTAGGCTGTCCTCAATGATGAGGGCACGTTTCTTGGCACGGCTAGAGCCTAAACGGGCAAGTTGGGATGCGTGACCAGACGAGCGCACACCTGCTTCACCACGGCCTTGCAACACAGACACGATACCAGATGCCTCTTCAAACATCAGGTCAATCTCACCAATTTCTCTAAACAAATCAGGCGGAATAGTTGGCGCTAACTTTTCTACTTTCGCATTGGGCATGTCAGTTGCTAGCAAGCCACCAGCACGATTGAGCGCAAAGTTCTTCTCATCCAAGATGCCCGTGAAGCCAATGAGTGCTGTCGGTGGGTTAACCTGCTTGGAGAGCAAGTCCAAGATTTCAGACATTCGCTTGTTGCGTAATTCCTGAAGGAACACCAGCCGCTGAACCTCAGAGCCACCCCAGTAGTAGTCATACAAGGGGTTGGGGCAAATCTGCACAAACGGCAATTCACCTTTGAGGAACACCTGCTCACCAGGGCGGTCATAGATGATTACGTCTGGGTCTGCTTTGGTTACAACTTGGTAATCTTTGATTTCATCGTTCCACACCCACAACTCAGTCATTTCAACCGTGTCTTCAGCGACTGTCGCCTTGTAACGATTCTGTCCGGCAAGGTCTAAATTAACATTACCGTACATTGTCGGGTTCGACTGCGACAACATGATGCGCTCAACACCGTTGGCAATTTCTGTACGCTCATGCTGGGTAGCAGAAATGCGCTTAACAATCTCTTCCCTTTTAGGATGGCTGTACAAACGGTCATACAACTCAGACTTTGTGATGTAGTAGGTCTGGGTAATGGCCTCTTGCCTATCAGAGTAAGGCGTATCTTCACGCAATACACCGATACAAGCGGGTTCAACCATGTACGGATGAATGCCGTTGTTGATGATGAGCTTGATAAACGTGGAGTTGTAGACCAGTGACCACGTTGTAGCAGCGGAAAACACTTGGTCAGCGTTGCTATTTACCCACTCATCATTGAGCGCACGGGTCAAAGCCGGGACTTTTACCTGCTCTTTTGGGTTTACAGACGCACCAACGTCAATGGAAAAGCGGGTTGTTTCCGCTGAATACAAGAAACTGGTGAGCTGGTCAATGTGTGGGAAGATTTTGTTGTACAGGGCCGGGAAGTCATCAGGCCCGTTACCGAACAAATACCAACTCCGTAGGGAGCTATAGTCTACTTTCCTCTCTGGTTGGGAGACTTGACACTTAGCAATCAGGTCAAGGTAGAACAATTCTCTATCTATGGGGTTGGTAGGTATCCTCATGTTGTCTTCACCTTCAGGTTATCTGGGTCTTGCATAGTGCCAACACCCGCTCTGGGGCCGGATAGTGAGCCTGTGGGGGAGGCATCCCTGGGCATTATGCTCACAGCCTCGTCTTTCACTGGCTTGAATTGTCCACCAAGAACGGATTTCATGCTAATACTACCACCGCCACCCCAAATTGCCGCATCTCCGGCTCTGGGTTCCTTCTTCTGGGCATTCATGGCATCTGTAGCATGTGCAAACTCCTTGTCAGACAGTTTGTTGTTACGTTTGAGGTAACCAGTCTGGTGTTCGCCCTCTCGGGTGGATTTAACGTCCGTCATCCCGTATTCCATAGCCAATTGTTTGACTGTGTTGTCTGTGTGCTTGGTCTTTGCAGACCGTGTGCCCACAGGCTTCAAGAAAACAACGGACAGTGCCCCTTTGCAATTTTTCATGGGACATACAGGTTCCCAAGCCTCAAATATGCCGTGATTTTCGCAGTGATAGTCTTTTAGAACGCTCATAGTTACCCTCTTAGTGCTTCGTCAAGTGTGATTTCTGAATAGTCATGGCGGTTAACCATGCCGACTTTTAGTTTTATGCCCCCTGATGTGACCTGTAAACCCATGCTTGCCATCATTGGTGGCTTGCTTTCCTTCCTGTATTCCACGTATCTTGTCCTGTCTTTGTTCTGCATGACCCGTACATTGCCGCTTTTCCACTGTTGATAGGCCTTGCCAACCCTTATTTGCACCACTTCAGTAAGCGGTTCCTTGTCTTTGATGAACACATCTAGGAAGTGAGCCATAGACATACCCGCTAATTCGCAGAACAAATTAATAGAGATACCTCTATCCTTGTCTGCATGGAAGCGTTTTATCTGGCGTTTGAGTTCAAACTTCGATAGGGGCTTCATATCTGTACTCCACCGTGTAGCCTGTTGATTGCAGGTAGTCCAAAAACTCCATTTCACCGTATGCTTTTGTAGGGTCAGCAGGGACAATGATATGGTCATCATCCATTAGCTTCCTGCTTTGGGCATGACAGCCTAGCAACATACCAAAGTCAAACTCTTCCGTATGAAATCCTGGCCCCATGTACTCCAGTGAGAAGTATTTGGCAATGTGGTCAGGCGCATACCTGTACCCCAAGTACTGCAACTGGGGCTTGAGCAAAGCAGAAAGCTGGGCATCCTCATTCCATCCGTGTATCTCGTTTGCTTGTAGATGGGTAATGCCATGTTTATTGCAAGCAGACAAGAAACGCTTGGAGCGCAAAGAGAAGCCACCGTTTTGCACCACCCGAACACCGGGAGTTCCCACCCAGGTGAAGTTCAAAAACAAATTGAAACCTTCGCCCTGTGGCTCAAAACCGCAGTGAGAGGGTGCACCTATGTAATCGTACTCATAGTATTCCGGCATGAAGTTGTCGCCATCCAGCACCCAGCCATCATCTTGGACGATGAGGCAATACTCTGTGTCTATGAATGCGTATAGCTGGTGCATCATAAAAATAGAGTACTGGAGGTAATTGATAAACCCTATCTGCTTCCACTCTATGTTGTTTGGCAGATTGTCAGGCTTTGCAATAGACAGCAGCAGTCCTCTAGAGCCTGGAAGTTCAGCCATGCTGCGCTTGATGCTTGGCAGGGCACTGGCTCCGTTGTTGTGTCCGTAGACAGACACGATGGTTAGGTCATTGTGTTCCATACATTCCTATGCGTTTCAAGTAATCGCTGACGTTTCTGCCTACAGAGATTTGTTCAGGGGTAAAGTTTTCCTGGGCATGACTGATTTGCCGGGTAATCTTTTGGGCAATAAGTCTGGGTTGAATCTGCTCTGCATACGCCACACAAGCTAGGGCAGTAGCAATCACACGGTCATCCTTGCCCCTACCGGGTGCACCCAAGAAGGAACCTTCCCGCACAATGCCTTTCATTTCTTCCAGCGTATCCATGCTGCGTATCTTTATCATCTGCCGCTCAAAGTAATCCTTCATGTATTGCAACATCCGCTCTTTAGAGTTGGTTGTGGTGAGGTAGCCAATGCTATTAGAAAGCCCACCAAGCGTGTCATTACGCCTCCAAATGTAGTTGGTCATGCTACCAAGTACGTCCATCAATCCGTGCCCCATAGCGCCTCCTAGCGAGACTGCCATGCGCTTTAGATTGCGTATCTCGTTGATGACTGCTTGACCAGGGCCGTTGACTTCCAGGTTCAGCGTAGAGTTCTTGTATGCGCCAGCAAGGTGGGCAATGACCCACGCAAACTGGTAGGTGTTCATCTCAGAAGTGGCAAACTCAGCAACTTGGTCAAGTCCATCTGCGTAGCATCTGTAGACCTGGATGCAGAATCTATCTGCCCAATCAGAGCTACCGTAAGCGGGGTCAGCACCAATAACGTAATAAGCAGTGTCAACAGGTTCTTCCCAGACCGTGAGTGTGCCCAGTCTCTCAGTGGACTTAATGACTTCAGTGTCTTGGAACAGTTGTCCAAAAGCATAGCGATAGTGGTCTGGTACAAGTTTCTTTGCCTCTTTAGCTGCCTCTGTGCAGCGGGTGGTTGAGAAGAAGGATGTGCCTGTCATCACAAAGGCATAGTCCTCAGTGGGTGGGAACTCTTGATACATCAAGGATTCGTCTTTGATACCTTCGTGCATTTTCCACCGCCACCAAGCCATCTGCCGGGAGTTGACCTCATACCCGTACAGCTTCTTAATGTCTTTCACCCACTCCTTCTCTTCCGCACTGAGCTTGCCATCCCAGTAGACTTTGTAGATGTTGGAGTCACCAGGGACAGAGTAATACTCATTCCTCCACCAGCCGCAAAAGATTGCCCTCTGTGTCTTTGCCTTCTTAGCGGTCTTGTACATGTCGTGAAACATGTTGAATCCCTGCGCTGTACTTTCAAACATGTAAAGCCGCTCAGGGTTCTTTTCAGCAAGAGAAGCTATTAGGGAGGCTAGGCCTTCTTCGTTTCCCCAGGAAGCTGTTTCCGTCCCATGTAGGTAAGTGATAGCTTTACCCTGCCCCAATCGAGACTTGTTACCAGCGATTTGGTAAAAAAGTCTAGACCTGTTTTTGAGCACCATTTGATTGCGATTGTGAGCAACCAGAGGAATCTTGTACTCCTTGGGTAGACCTTCAATATACATTGCCAATGTTGACCTGAACATATCTCGGTTTTCTTCAGTATCGGCAACAAGAGTGCCCTGCCAACCAGGGTGAGTGAATTGCCAATACAAATCAAGGGCAAGGCTGATAGTAGTAATACCCAACTGACGGCCTTTAAGAATAACGAAAAAATGAATATCATCTTCTAGACCCTTCTTGATTTCCTCCATCACATACGTCTGAGTCCCCAGCAGGGTTCCCATCTTCTTCAAGCCCTCTTCCTTTGTCTCAATCTTGAGTTCGGAACAGAACTTGTAAAACTTGGTTAGGTCAAAGTTCATTGTTTTCTTTGTTTGTCAAAAGAGTCTAGATTCCACTCTGATATTGTTGCTGCCACTTCCTTGTTCTTCGCACAACGTATCAGCTCCTTGTAGAACAACTCTGAATACGTTTCCCGCCACTCAGCAGCTAACGCCCTCTTTGCCGCTGGTTTAATGCAGGACAAGGCTCTTAACATTTCCCGCTTCAGCTTCATACGAGAAGCGTATAAAGCCATCTGTGTATCCTTGCTCGTATCCATGAGCTACCGCCTCATTCATTTTTCCCGCCAACATCTGCACCACTAACTCCGTCTGGCAAAGACGAGTCATCAAAGCCCTACAGACTTCACGCAACTCATCTTCTTCCATCCACAGTAGTTCAGTCATTAAAACCTCTCCATTTGAACAAGTAAAGGTACATATACATCTCCCATCTTCCTCCAGGTTCTTCAAGATGCCAGTGGTAACACTTTTCAGCCATGCCAAGCCAGTATTGATTCTTCATCTTGTTCTCCACACCCGCACCACTAGCCCTTCTGTCTTTGCCGTCAACCCAATCCCCAACCGCCTACTAGCCCTGTAGTTGGCATTCAACACCTTCTGCCTAGCCCCTACAGGCACACAGAAGCTGTCTCCCACATCCATCTCCTCATACGGGTAGGCATACACCACCCTAGGTACAGGTGCAGGTCTACCTGTCTCCAAAGCTATTTCAGTAATCATCCTCTAACCCTCTCTACAGATAACTCTATCTTACAGCCATCACGGATTGTTTGCAACAACCCTGGTCGCCCCACGCAAGCATGGGGCAAAAAAAAGAGCTACGCAAGTGGTAGCTCTAAATTCCTCTAGGGAACATGACAAACACGGCTGGGGACTGCCGTTTATGTACGGGGAAACAGCAGGGACGGCAGACCCTTTTAACCCGTTTTCACTCCCCATGCGTGTTAGCACATGACCGCTATCCTACCAGAAACCTATTTTTTTCTGGGGGGAGCGAGATGTGGGGTGCACCTCTTTACATATCTCACGACCCATCACCTGTCGCCACTGCTGCTGCTGTGTTGCTGCATCTTGTGCACACTACCCAACCCCAACCCGATAGCATCATGATAGCACTCTAGGGCACTGTAGCGTCTCAGTAGGTCAACCCCAACCCTACCCCAACCCCCATGTAATTCCCGTAGGGCGGGTAGTGGAATATAGTCGCATTACCCCTTATGCATAAAACGCATAAGCTACACTATAAGACAATAACTTATAAAGACAATAAGTATAGTAACCTTATATATATTATATATCCCTACTGTATACACCGGGTGAATCTTATCATAAATAAGACTATAACACTGTAAGGGTATACATTAGGGAAATCCACTAGCGTTGATTTATAACGATATTTTATGGGTTGGCACGATTCTATTATGCTATATATGTGTAGGGGTCAAAAAATCACTACACCTAACCTAACCTAACCTAATGGAGCTAGTAGCATGATTCTCAAAGCACGATTCAACAATGGCATCGATAACCTTAACGCATTGGTTGACCAGTACACCAAATTAAACGGGCACGTTAAATTTCTTACTTGCAAGGGCATTCTCGATTCTCAGAGCGAGATAGTTGGCGAGCAAAATGAAATTATGTTTTTTATCGGTTTTGTGGCTGGCTTGGGCGTACACACATTGGAGAGTGTGACTAAGGTCTGAGAGTGCCACCTACTAGCCTATTCAGTAGGCTAGTAGATTGTCATTCGACAATCAAACCCTAACCCTGAGGATAGTATCCATGAAATTATCAAAAATCATATCCGGCATAGCACTAGGCAACACCTATGACGAAAAGGCATTGTTGAAGTGCTTAAAAATGAAGCTCATTTTGCGTAATGAATATTTTGATGTCATTCAACGCTATTTGGCTGGTAACACCAAAAATGGAGACCATATCTTATTGCAAGATATTTCCGTTTGTTTGCATAAGGTAGGGGCATAACATGAAAACCATACCGATTCAACCCATGCGTAAGCTTGAAGCAGCACTAGTGGCTGGCAGCGTAACGCAAACCACAAAAATGCCGTGCAAGAGCTATAGCTTACCTACTGTGGCTTGCATTACCGGGTTCAAAATGGCACAGATACCCGGTTCTATCTGCTCAACATGCTATGCCAACAAGGGTAATTATGTGGCTTATGCCAACAACATAGAACCCGCACAACATGCACGTTTAGACTCATTACATGATGCATTGTGGGTTGATGCTATGGTTTCCCACATTGGAAACGATAGCTATTTTCGCTGGCATGATAGTGGCGATTTACAAGGCCTGTGGCATCTCGAGAAAATAGCACAAGTGGCACAGTTAACCCCTAATTGTCTCCACTGGTTGCCAACCAGAGAATATTCTATGGTTAAGGCCTACATAGCTAAACATGGGGCACTGCCAGACAATTTGATTGTGCGATTGTCTGCAATGTACGTTGACAAGCTTGTCACTATCCCAGCAAGCTTGCAAGGCCAAGCTAACGTCACTGTGTCCAATGTACACACAGTAACCCCTATGGGTTTAGAGTGCCAAGCACCTAAAAACAAGGGTCAATGTGGGCCATGCCGGGCATGTTGGGGCACTGAGCCTGTATCGTACAAAGCACATTAATGCAAAGCCTGTAGACCCTTACACAAGGGTTTATGGGGTTTGTAGTGATACAAGCCTAAACCTAACCTATCGGAGAATTGACAATGCAACGAGTAATGCAAGCAAAATATCCCGGGCGCTGTGCTGTGTCTGGCGCTGCCATCTATCCCGGCGATACCATTAAATTCGATACATCTACCCGTAAGGCTTGGCTTTGCGAGCATGATGATGCCGGGGTCTATATCGCACAGCGTACAGCGACTAAACCCGCATATGTGTCGGATGTTTTCCGTTTTGGTAATAATGAGTTTTACCGCAACAAGGCCGGACGTTGTGAGGATGCCCCTTGTTGTGGGTGCTGCACCATCTAACCCGTTTAGCCCCCTTGTCGGGGCTATAAAGCCCCATCTAGACCCCTAACCTTGGAGATAACACCATGAGCACCACCCCTGGCCCCTGGCACGTGCAAGGCCGCTACATAGTACCCGCT